CTGTTACCAAAATCACTGCAGATATATTAATGCAGATGATATCGACTGTGAGAATTGCGGTGCACTTGGTGCACTGGAGATTGTAAAGCGGGGAGTGACAGCGTGAGGAAGCAGCATAAGGACCGTCATACTCTCAGCCTAGAACACAGGCACCGTCTGGCAGAGATGGCAGCAACGAAGCCGGATGCCAAGGCGGCAAAGGCTTTCATCAGAAAAGCATATGAGTGCTGTGACGTGTTGGGATACATGGCAAAGAAGTATGACATAAAAGGGGAGATCGGAATTGGACAGGAAAGCATCGGATCAGATAAAGGCATTCCTTGATTTTGCGGAGGAATGCCGGGAACTTAACGCTATGGCGCGCAGCGGAGTAGCGGAAGAGGACAAACGGCATCAGGATCTTATTCATGCGATCGAATTTGAGGAAAACCCGGATAGGATCGCGCAGATCGGTATGAGGATCCACCAGAACAGGGTGGAGCGCCGGGTGTACAAGGATCTGTTTGAGGTTACGGATCCGGTCGTGCAGTTTACCCAGGATTCCCAGAATAAGAAAGCCTTAGACCAGATGCGGCAGCTTCTCGGGAAGGTGCGCAAGGTGGAAAAGTATCATGAAAACCGGGTGTACATCCCGAGGATTAAGGAGGGGAACAACCATGGACAAAAAGATTTTGAGTGACTACATAGATGCATGCGCTGTAATCAGAGAGACTGAGGAAGAGATTCGGAAGTTAGAGAAGAAAAAGAAAGTTGTGCAGGATAAAGTTACAGGAAGCAATCCTGAGTGGCCTTATGAGCCGAGGTCCTTCTCTTTAGGTGGTACAATTGAGACTGTGGAGGATGTGAACCGATGGAACTTTGAAAAACGTATTTTGGAGATACAGAGGGAAGATGCGGAAACTTTGAAGATTCAAGTAGAGGAGTGGATGAGGGCAATTCCATTTCGGATGCAACGCATTATAAAATATAAGTATTTTCATAAATTGTCTTGGGAAGAAGTTGCAATATTGATGAAGTCAAAAAGTGGAGGAGAAGCAATAAGATTGGAGTTCTATAGGTTTATGAGAAAAAAATAGAGGTTTGTACGGTTTTGTACGGACAGTATGCTTTTAAGTATGTTAAGCTGTAAGCTGAAAGAAGTATAAATAGCAAAATGAGCCGGGTAGCTAGTCCGGCTCATTTCTTTCTCTTATGTTTCCTCGGGATACTATACACTTTATAATTTTGTAGACAACAACAGCCAGTACAAAGCCAAATATTTTTGGGTTGCATGTGGCAATACTGTTTTGTATGTATCCGGCAATATCCAACCAGAATATGCCAAGAATGAATAAGAGAAAATCCGCATCAAGCGCCATCTTGAGGAATTTCATTGGACTTCCTCCTAAATTACATATTTGGACTTACATCAAACATAAGGTTCGAATGCCAGGTAATTACTTTGGCACTATATTTGCAGAATTATAACAGTTTAAGAAGAAGTCACGAAAATAATCAAGATGGCGCCTAATTAATCGTGCTTTTTGTTGATAAAGGATATTTTGCTAATTTTGCTATGTAAGCATGTCCCATTTTGCTCATTGGTTCCCTCCTTTTCTTCTTTAAAACTGTTACAAGAATAATTATATCAAGATGGAATGAAAAATCAATAAAAACATATTTTCAAAAGGATAGTTGAAACTTTTAAAGCACTCTTAGCGTTTTTTCTATGCAATAAAATAAGTCTGGAATTGAGAGGTGGTGAGCCTGTATGACGAAGAAACAAACTAGATTTATAGAAGAATACTTAATTGATCTAAATGCCACCCAGGCCGCCATTAGAGCCGGTTATTCTGTTGATAGTGCAAAAGAGATTGGTTGCGAAAACCTAACAAAACCTAACATTCAAACAGCCATAGCAAAAGCAATGGCAGAGCGCTCAAAACGAACCGGTGTGAACCAGGACCGGATCGTCTTAGAGCTTGCAAAGCTTGCATTTGTAAACATGACTGATGTTGTAGATAAAAAAGGTGAGATTAAAGACACAGCGACCGCAGATGATCTATCCTGCATCGAGAGTATCAAGTACAAGCATTCCGATACAGATTCCGGCTCCAGTGTGGAGCGCGAAGTGAAGATCGGTTCAAAGATAAAGGCTCTCGAATTGCTCGGTAAGCATTTAGGCATGTGGAATGATAAGATTGATGTGAATGTCGCAGTTCCCATTGTTATATCTGGTGAGGATGCCTTAGAAGATTAGGCGGTGAGTGCCTATGGTAAGAGAGCGAATTTCTTCACAGCACGTTTTCGGGTATATGAAGTACATTCTGTATCCGGAAGATTATAAACAGACAGAAATAGGAAAACAGAATCTAAAACTTCCTGAGATTGTCGGAAAAGGCTATGGCACATTCTGGCGGTGGAAAGGCAGATACAGGGCTGTAAAGGGATCAAGAGCCAGTAAGAAGTCAAAGACAACGGCATTATGGTACATCACTAACATGATGAAATACCCGGATGCCAATACACTGGTTATCAGGAAAACATTCCGAACTTTGAAGGATTCTTGTTTCACGGAATTGAAATGGGCCATTCACCGATTGGGCGTCGATGCCTTTTGGGATATCAAAGAAAGCCCCTTGGAAATGACTTACAAGCCTACTGGCCAGAAGATCTATTTCCGAGGGCTTGATGATCCGCTGAAAGTGACATCCATCACCGTGGATCAGGGCGTGTTGTCGTGGATGTGGATTGAAGAAGCGTATGAGATCAGTTCAGAAGATGATTTCAATATGCTTGATGAATCCATCCGCGGCGCCGTTCCAGAAGGTTCGGGATTGTTTAAGCAGATTACACTCACCTTCAATCCATGGAATGAACATCACTGGCTGAAAAAGAGATTCTTCGACAATCCCGATGAAGAGACGCTTGCACTGACCACAAATTACCTGTGCAACGAATGGCTGGATGCTGCAGATAGAAAAGTATTTGAGACCATGCAAAAGCAGAATCCCAGACGGTATAAGGTTGCCGGCCTTGGCGATTGGGGGATTGTGGATGGTCTGGTCTATGAGAATTGGAAAGAAGAAGAGTTTGATCTGATCAGCAAAAAAGAGTACCTGAAGTTGGATGAGGCGGCGAAGCGAGTCAGAAGCTATGTTTTCCGGGAAGATATTCAATCCGCTTTCGGCCTGGACTTTGGTTACACGAATGATCCGTCTGCATTATTTGCAGGTTTCATTGATACTGAACACCGGAAAATATATGTGTGGGACGAGATGTATGAGAATGGTCTTTCCAACCGGAAGATTTTTGAGCATATCCAGTCAATGGGATATGGGAAAGAAAAGATCATTGCCGATTGTGCAGAACCGAAGAGCATTGACCAGTTAAGGGGTTACGGTCTCCGGGTAAACGGCGCTGAAAAGGGGAAAGACAGTATTAATAACGGTATCCAGTTTATCCAGGATTATGAGATCATCATCCATCCCCGTTGCGTGAATTTCCTGACAGAGATCAGCAATTATACGTGGGATAAGGATAAGCTTGGAAACAAGCTGAATAGGCCGATAGATGATTTTAATCACCTGATGGATGCAATGAGATATGCGTTGGAGTCTTATATTGTGGTTGGCAGATGGTTGTTTTAAGAGAGGTGATGGAAGTGAATATTTTAGGCACAGAATATAGTTTTGAACATGACACCGAAGAACTCACAAAGTTGGGGAATGATGGAATCTGTCAGCAATACAGCAAAAGGATTGCAGTGCGTGAGGTGTCGGATATGCTGGATGAAACCGACGATATGAAAGCAAAGAGATTGCGATATAACGAAGTGTGCAGGCATGAAGCGATTCATGCTTTTTTTTGTGAAGCAGGGCTTGAGCAGTATAATGAGGATGAAATGCTGGTGTCTTTTTTAGCCATCAATTTCCCGAAGATGGATGAACTGTTTAAAAAGCAGGGATGGCTTGGTTTAGATGGAGGTGATTAGCATTGCTGACAACACAAGAGATTCAAAATTTGATGGAAGAAGATATCAGTTCTGAAAAGAAAAGGCTTGCGAGGATTGGGGAACGCTATTACAACGGCGAGCATGATATTTTAAAATATCAGATTTATTATTATGATGCTGACGGCAAACTCCAACTTGATAAATTCAAGAGCAATATCAGGATCAGTCATCCATTCTTCACAGAATTGGTAGATCAGCAGGTACAATATATGCTATCCGGGGATGGGAATATCATCCGATCTGACATTCCGGAGCTGCAGACTGCACTTGACGATTATTTCAACGATGATTTCTATTCAGAAGTGTATGAACTGTTGATCGGGGCGGCGAGTAAGGGATTTGAATATATGTATGCCGTGACGGATGCTGATGGCAGGACCAGATTTGAGTGCGCTGATTCGATGGGTGTGGTTGAGATCCGGGCAAAAGATACGGATGATGGATGTGAATATTTCATTTACTGGTATGTGGACCGTATCGAGAAAGGACAGAAGAAGATCAAGCGCATTCAGGTGTGGGATTCGGAACAAGTGTATTTTTATGTACAGGCTGATGAGGGCAGGATTTTGCCGGATGATTCTGTGGAGATGAACCCAAGGTTACATACCGTATTTACGGATCCGAAAGGAAGGAGGTACGGCAAGGGCTTTGGGTTCATTCCGTTCTGGCGTTTGGATAACGGCAGGAAGCAGGTCAGCGGTTTAAAGCCTGTAAAAGATTTGATCGACGATTATGATCTAATGGCCTGCAGCCTTTCCAACAATCTGCAGGATTTTACGGATGCCTTGTATGTGGTATCCGGTTTTCAAGGAAATAACCTGGATGAAATGATCCAGAACATAAAAGCCAAGAAGCATATCGGTGTGGACAATGGCGGCGCTGTTGATATCAAGACCGTGGATATTCCCTATCAGGCAAGGCAGGCGAAACTGGAGTTGGATGAAAAGAATATTTACAGATTTGGTATGGGATTTAATTCTGCACAGCTTGGAGATGGGAATATTACCAATATTGTGATCAAGTCCAGATATGCTTTGCTCGATCTGAAATGCAATAAACTGGAAATCAGGTTGAAGCAGTTTTTCCGGAAATTGCTGAAGGTGGTATTGGATGAGATCAATGCTGCAAACGAAACGGATTACCAGATGAAAGATGTTTACTTTGTCTTTGAACGGGAGGTGATGACCAACGCTCAGGATAATGCAGAGATTGAAAAGACAGATGCGGAGAAGCAGCAGGTTATGATCAATACCATTCTTTCTGTTGCAAATGTTCTTGACAGTGAGACAGTAATTCAGTCAATATGCGAGATCTTGGACATAGATTATGAAGAGATCAGGGATAAACTGCCAAAGGATGAAGAGCAGGATACGAGACAAGCCGAACAGGTATTAAACAATATCGTTCCCGATGATGGCGGTGATACAGGTGAATAAGAGGCAGCTTGAAGTTCTGAAATATCAGATGCAGAATGAAAAGAAAGTCCTACAGCTCTTGAAACAGGTATATCAACGGGCTTCCATGGATTGTGAACGGAAGATCAGGGAGCTGGCAGGCCGTACCGATATGGAGAACTTACAGTCCATCATTTACCAGAAGCAGTATCAGGAAGCATTGAAAAAGCAGCTTGACGGCATTCTGGATGCCTTACAGAATAAAGAATTCGAAAATATAGCGGAATACCTTACCGGATGTTATGAAGACGGCTTTTTAGGAGCCCTTTATGATATACATGGTCAGGGTATTCCGTTCATTTTTCCCATTGACCAAGCCCAGGTTGTAGATGCTGTTCAGACTGACAGCAAAATCTCTACGAATTTGTATACTCGACTTGGTGAGGATGTAAGCTATTTGAAGAAGTCGATCCGGGCGGAGTTGTCAAGAGGGATTGCGAACGGTTCGACGTGGGCAGAGATGGCAGCACATATTGCGCATGGTATGAACAGCCCTTTCCATAAAGCCATGAATAAAGCCATGCGAATCTCCAGGACGGAAGGTCACAGGATACAGAACCGTGCACAGATGGATATGCTGAATAAGGCAAAAGAAAATGGTGCGGATGTAGTGAAGCAGTGGATCTCCACACTGGATGACCGGACCAGGGAATCACATAAGGTTCTTGACGGCCAGATTCGGGAGATTGAGGATTATTTTGAAGTAAACGGTCATAAGGCAAAGTATCCTGGCGGTTTTGGTGTGGCATCTGAAGATATCCATTGCCGCTGCTGTATGGGACAGAGAGCAAAGTGGAATCTGGATCAGGATGAGCTTAATACCCTGAAAGATCGCGCTTTGTATTTTGGGTTAGACAAGACGATAGATTTTGAGGATTTTAAGAATAAATATTTGCAGGTTCCAGACACAACTGGTAAAATAGATATAAGTAATGAGAACTGGCACGGACTTCATTTTCCTCAGAATTACAAGTCGAAAAAGGAAGCGGTTAAGTCTTTGTTCGATAAATATGGTATTGCATTTTCTGATTCAAGAAAATATCCAATTGATGAAGAAATACTTTGTGATGCGGTAAGCTGGATGGATGCATTTGAGAAGGAATACCCTGATTTTGTGAAATCTAATCCGGCAAAACTTCCTAAACTGGCTGTAAAAGCACCGTCTTTGATGAAAACTTCGTTGGGGTATTTTCAATATTATCGGAACGGTACACCTGTTGAAATGGCTTTAAACGGCAAATATCATTCAGATAAGCAAGCATTTGAGGAATATGTGAAACGCTGTGCAGGGAATAAATGGACAGTTGCAAATGCAACTACACGGAAGACGTTCGTGCATGAATATGGTCATTATGTATCTAATAGCATGTGTGTAATAAATGGCCGCGGTTGGGAACATGATTTTATAGAGGAATGTGTTGATGAATACAAGAAGGCGCATCCGGAGTATACAAAAACAAGTTATATAGGGTTGCAGAAGGATTGTGATGAAGTCAGCAGGTATGGAATGAAATCTGAGTCAGAATGTTTTGCTGAAACTTTTGCTGAATATTACGGTGGTGAAAATCCACGTGAATTTGCACAGATTTTTGGAAGGAAACTAGATAATCTATTGAAAGGAATCAAATAGTATGTTAGAAGAACCAAGATTTATACAAAAAGGATATGAATATTTTGATGACAATACAGGAAAATGGTGCATCAAAGAGGATGCGCCGGAATGGGCAAAAAAGGAGTTTCAAGAATTTTACAATC